GACCAGCGCTGTGGTGTAACGGGTTTTGGTCGTGCTGCCCGAGTAAACGAATTCACCGTTTACGACGCTGGCGCGGGTGTAGCTGTAATCAATATCGCGTGGCATGTCTGCCAGCGCCACGATCTGGTTGCCGCCCCAGTAGGTCATGCCACGAAAGATAGCCGCGAAGTCCCGCAGCACGGTATAAGCCTCGTTACGGTCCTGCACGTAGACGTTACAGGTATAACGTGGCTCCAGGCCATTTCCGCCCTTTCCGTCCGGTACCAGCTGATCGCAGTACTGTGCCACCTGGTACAGCGTCCATTTATCGATATTGGCCGCCGTCAGCCGGTGGCCCAGGCCAAAGCGGTCGGCGACCACGATATCGTAAAAAATCCACGCAGGGTTATCTGTCCAGGCCCATTTAAACCCGCCCGTCCAGGTGCCGTTATAGGCGCGTGTCAGCGGATCATAATTATCGGGTACACGGATCACGCGCATCGCCGGTTCACAGGAAATCTGCGGAATGCTGCCGTTGAACTGGCTGGAGTCAAACTCGATGTACAGCAGCGCGGTGTTCGGGTAACGCAGCTTGGCGTCGATCACTTCCGTGTAACTCTGCAGCGTCATGGTGTCGCCAGTTTTTGCGCTGTTGGCATCCGGCGTCAGTTTGCGAAGCCGCAATGTCCAGGTGCTGCCCCCACGCGGCAGGTCAATACGGTGACTGCGCTCGTAACCCGTAGTGGTTTTTCCGGTTACAGCCGTACTGATAACAGTCTGCCACGCTCCACCATTAGTCTGCAGGTCAACCGCATAGGCAACCGAATTGCCCACCAGATCCCCGTTATCCAGCTGCTGGTAAAGTGACGGCCATTTGATGCGCAGGCGAACGGCAGACAACTGCGTGTTGGTAAACGTGCGCGTCCAGGCTGTGGCAACTGAAACTTCCGTGCCGACACTGATTTCGTTTTCAGAACCCGGCATGCCCTGAATATAGGGCTGCGCCTGGGTACCGGGACGGAAATCCCAGGCGACGCCGGAAAAATTGCGGGAGCCGTCCGGGTTTTCAATCGGGGTACCATCCAGAAAAATATTTCGCCCTGTCAGCCCACCAGCAAACTCCCCCTCGCCCAGGGCGAGCAGGATTTTCGCTTTTGCCACCGACTGGAGATCGTCCGGCTGTTCTGTGGGCGTGCGCTGTCTGGAGCCGCCGCCTTTGCTCCCTTTGATAAGTTCTGCCATGTTGCGCCCATAAAAAAACCGCCAGGCGGCGGTAACTGTGAGGAAATAATCAGGAGGGTTATTGTTGATCTTCGACGTAAATCCCGGCGGAAATAATCGCGCCGCCAATACGACGTTTTCCGTATCCAATCGGAACGGGATAACCCTGCGCTGCTGTGTTTGTCACGCCGCCGAACGCATAAGATGCCCGGTTATCGGCGTCCTGTTTGCTGGCGAGCCCGGCAGGCTGCGGAGAAAGCATTTGGATTACGCCCCCTGCAGCTAACGAAACACCGGTTGCTACTAAGTAATATTGTTGAGTTATGGCCCCCACAACAACCAAAGCAGCGCCCAGAATTGTTTGTAACAACCCTGCTTTTTTACTTCCTATAATTACCGGAACAATACGAATTATCTCTTCATTAACAGGAAAACCGAGATCATCTTCCTTAATGTTCTTTTTCCCTCGGAATACCGCATAAGTTAATCCACGGCGTTTACTGGAAAGCATGAACTGTTCAAAACCTTTAATGGTAGCGGCTAAAGCACGTGGCGCCTCATGAATAGTGCTAATTAAGCGATGATGTGTTTTACCAAAAAATTTGCCAAGCAAACCGCCCAATTCTATCTGTGTCATTATTTCTTGCATTTTTTATCTCCAAAATAAAAAACCCACCTTATGGTGGGTTAAAATTCTGCGAAATTAATTAAAAAGCAGTAGGGTGTATACCAAAGTCACCATTCGTACCGTAACCAATCCGATACATTAAAGTTTTTGTTTCGGTAACTTTCCCCGACTGTTCACTCATTCCACCTCCACAAATGCCTTTGGGCCAAGCACTAAAAATATGTTCGCCAACAGGAGGATATACAACCACCTTTTGAGCAGTGTCTAAATCCGCAATCTCTTTACCATCAACATAGACCCTGCTCATACAGGCGCTACCCACAAAACCTGAGTCGCGTTTAATAATTACTTTCCCTGTTCCAGTCTTTGGAGATAATAAAGATGAATCGATAATTTGCTTTGATGGAACATCTTTTGCCTGATCATTCGCAACAGGTTTAGTTGCACAACCAGCAAGCATTATAGCTGCAAAAATTGGTAATAACTTATTCACATCCCTATTCCCATAAGTAAAAGAAAGTATCAATCCTACCAGTAGAAAAAGGTATCGCAATGGTGAAAAGCATTTTTATCGGTGAAGTTAACGAAAAAAATCACGCTTAAGTAGTCTGTAATTTATCTTTGTAGCGTAAAATTTTCATCGTTCTTTCCTTCCAGTAACCGCCGTACGGCACCCGCTGGCTGAGATGCCCGTACAGATGATGAAGCAGCATGTTCCCTTCCAGCATTACTCCGGCGTGATTCCACTTATTCGACTGAACCTGCATGATCACCACGTCGCCCGGCTGCGGCGCGCCGGTGAATTCCCGGAAACCGCACTCGTACCACTGATCCTGATAAAAATTATCCAGATACTGGTCCTCCCACCAGGCATAATCGACGCGGTAATCCGCCAGCTCGATATTGTAGGTCTGCCGATAATAGCTCATCACTAGACCCCAGCAGTCGTAAACGCCGAGCACAAACGGGCGCTCCAGCAGCGGAATTTCGCCTCGCGGCATAATGGTCCGTAAATCGCCTTCCGGCCAGCTGACGATATGCCAGGGCAGTGCCGTCACATCACATTGCGCCTTGTCCAGTTCGCTCGGCTGCGTGGTGGCGTCCGGATGACTGTGTACGATGGCGGTAACCGTTCCCCAGTCTTCCGCTGCGGCGTAATCCTCCGGGGACAGGTGAAAATGTTCTGTGGGTTCAGTGGCGAGGTTACGACACGGGAAATACTTTTCCACCCTGCTTTTCTGCGCCACCACCCCGCAACACTCCCGCGGGTATTCTGATTCAGCGTGGGCCATGATGGCCTCAATGGTCTTCTTGCGCATGTCAGCTCCGGATCAAAGAAGTGCCCGGGAAGCCGCCGAAAGGCAGCTCGTTACCTTCACCGAACCGCAGCTTGCAGGCGGTCAGTGTGCCGTTGCATTCATCGCGGGACGGGTCATCCACGGGATTGTTGTTCTTGTCGAAATAACGCGTTCCGGCGTAATCACACCCATCGCCGGTACGATATTTATTACGGATGCACCAGGTGCAGAGGGAGTGAAGCTGACGTGTCGGGATCATCAGCCCCTGCAAATCCATCGGGCTGGATAAGGCGAACTGCACCACTTCACTGGTCTCAGAAGTTTTCGCATCGATATACCAGACCTGTAGCTTTTCCTGCGTGGCGTCTGCCGTCGGGTTTCCGCCGGGAAAGTTCCGCGCATCAAGGTACTGCGCCAGTGTGTCGTGGATGGTCACTTTGGCCTGCAGCAGGTCGTCATATGCCAGACACAGCGCGGTGATCGAGCCGTCCAGGTTGGCGACCGATAATTTCGGCTGTGCGCTGCTGCCGCTGGTAGACGCTTCGATACCTTCAATCTGGCACGGCCAGGCTTTATATTCCTGCCCCTGCCACCAGATACTTTTTGCCGGTAGTTTTGATTCATCACCACCAGCGGCCACGATCTCCGCTTCTGTATGCGGAACGTTGTGGCAATGAAAGCGCAGCACCTCTCCGGTGCCGAACGCCGTGCCGTCGACAGAAAAAAGCCGGACTGCATTGCCCGGCTCAAGTTTCTGGTAATCACTGTTTAAGCTCATGGTTTATAAGCCTGCTCAAAGGTTGCGGACAGGTTGTACTGCCCTGCGCCGAGGGCGGTGGGTGTATAGGTATCACAGCGGTAGAGCCCGAGCGGCTCAAGCGGCGGACGCCACTGAAACGCCTTAACCCCCTGGTGGCGATCGAGAAACGCTTTAATCGCCGCGATGTATGCTTCTGAACCGGTAAACTGAAGAGTCCACTTTTGAGATCTGGGATTAATCCCGTCACCGGACACCTGCTGGTAACCATCACCAAACTGCGCGGTTCGGCGGCGAAAATTCACCTCCTGCTCAGCATTGATGCGCGGGCACCAGCTGAATGTTTCTATATCCATCACCGCGCTCCTTTTGCCATATTCCAGACTGCGCCACCTGGAGAAATGTCCCGGCTGATCAGCTCTCGATAGCGCCGATCGACATAACTACCCACTTCGCGTCCGAACTGCTCATATCCTCCACTCGCCTGGGTCTGCGTGTTCCCGTTACTATCGATGGTGATGTAAACCTGTGGCGCCGCGCCGGTACCAGCTATGTTATTCACTCCTGAACCGACAGCTCGAACTCCCAGGGAGCCATCTGCAGCCCGGGTAAGCGGCATGATCGCTTCCGGCCCGGCCTCACCAAACACGCCCGCACCTTTGGCGAACGCAAACAGCTGCGGCGAGTTATATACGCCGTTGCTGTAAGCGCTGAGAGAAGGAGAGTCGTAAACGCCGCCTTTGGCATTGAACTGAAACGAAGATCCGTAGTTTTGCAGCGCAGTTCCCGAACTTGACGCGGCACCTGCATTCCCTCCTCCAAAATACCCGGCAACACCACTTGCGAGAGTTCCGAGTAAGCCAGATGCTGATGAGCCTTTACCCATGGCATTTACAATCGCCATCTGAAGGGCAACTTTTTCTATGATCTGCAGAACGGAAATACCCCAGGATCGCCAGCTGACTTTATTGCCCTCGAGCATGGAAGTAACATTGCCGAACGCACTGGACATAGTTGATCTTACCCCGTCTGAGACTGTACCTGAGATATCGCTGATTTCATCAAACCAGCTGGCATATCCACGGGATACCCCGGACATCCAGTCCGCCTCTGCCGCAGCGATAGCCTTGTATTTTTTATCCAGGGCATCAAGCGCAGCAGCGCGCTGCGCGACTGCTTCACTCCCCTTATCCGTTTTTCCAAACACACGCTCAATCTGCTGTGCTTCATCGAAACGGCTGCGCTGACGATCACCCATTCCTGCGGTTTCGGTTGTCAGGGTAGCTTCATCCCGAAACTTAATTGCTGCATCGGTTAAATCCCTGAGCGCGTCCGCCTGCTCACGCTGTTTACGGACATTCTCGTCGGCTTTCTGGGTCCATTTAGCCAGTTCTGCGGAAGCTTCCCTTATCGACCGCCGTTGTTCATCAGTCCATTTCGTGCCAGCCTGGTGGGATGCAGCGTAGAGTTCCGCGGCTTTTTCCCCCTCTGTCGCACGAACTTTCTGAACATCCACAGCTACGCTGAGATCCGCAATTTTCCGTGCGTACTGCTCGGCAACACTTGCAGCTTCACGCTCAGCTTTCTTTTCTGCGTTCGTGGCGGCCGTCGCGCTTTTCTTTGCCTGCGCAGCGGCGTCATCCTTTTTAGCGGCCTGGTCTTTGTTGTAGATGTACTGCGTGTAAAGCGCGCCGGTAAGCTTTAAATCCTCCGCTTCATAAACGTGCTGCTGATGTAGCTTTTGCAGGCCACTGAGGCTGGCAAGTTCATTCTCACGCCGGGCGCGCTCCATTGCCGTCTGCTGTTGTGGGGTGGCATTCGCCATGCTCACTACCGGGCCACCATATTGCGGCGGTTTCGCCCCGGCAGTTGCTGACATCGAGCGATTCAGCAGGTCATAAGCACCCTGCAAAATTGCGACTGCCCCGGCCTGCTCAATGGCCTTCTGTGTTGCCAGATCGCTGGCATCATTCACGAGCTTTTGTGTGCGCTCAACCTTTGAGGCTGTCTGCTCGCGCTGATACTCCAGCTTATTCAGCTTGTCGGTAAGCTCGATATTTTTGGCCGTGATATCGGCCTGATCCATAAAGGTGTTGATTAAAGTCAGCGTCGGGGAGCGGTTGTAATCCTGCTGGATCTGGTCAAGCGCTTTAAGACTGTCTTTTACCTTCGCAATCTGTGAGTCGAGATCAGAAAGGTCATTTTTTTGTGCCTGTAATGACGTCCGGGCATCTGCCGCAGTAGAGCGCAACCCAAGAACGGACATCTGCTTGAGTTTGCCGTTAATCTCATCAAGGTTATTGGCAAATCCCACCGCCTCCTGATGGACCTGCTGGGTGTGTTGATACAGCCCGTACATGGCGGCACCAGCACCAATGATTACGCCCGGCCAGCCGCCAAGAATACTGAGCACCCCGCTGCCAAGCCGGGATGTAACCGATGCGGTGTTGTTGAGGTTGTTTACAGCGCCAGCGCGGCCGACAATCGCCGCATTGAGGGATGCCTGTGCAGCGGCCAGCTTTCGCTCCGCAATGATTTGAGCCTCAAGGCTCGTTGACGCCGCCCGTGCCTGCTGGGCCCGGTAAACGGCCTGTCGCCCTGCCGCAACGCTGACCTGAGCGCCACGCACCTGCGCCTGCGCAAGCGCCACCTCAGCAGCAGTATTTGAAATTACCGCGCGGGTTGAAGCTCCAACACTGCCGACCATATTGCCGAAATAGCGAGCCAGCCCGAGACCAACGATAATGCCGGCGGTATTGGCAAAATCATCAATATTATTAGCCAGACCGCTAAGCGCCCCCGAAAGGGTGGAAGAAGCGCCGACCGCATCATTCGCGCCGCCAACCCAGGCTAAAAAAGCGTTCTGCACCTTCTGCGCTGAGCCACTGACAGAATCAGGGAGGGTTTCAAATTCTTTGCGCAGAATTTCAACGTTAGTGAGGAGCGGGACAATCTTATCTGTCGTCAGCTCTCCGTTGTTGGCCATTGCTCGTAAACCGCCAACGGTTGTCCCCAGGCCCTGCGCCAACAGTTTCACCAGGCGACCGCCATTCTCCATAATGGAGTTAAATTCTTCCCCCCGTAGCACACCGGAGGCAAGCGCCTGGCTTAATTGCGTGATTACAGAACTTGCCTCCTCTGTACTGGCACCGGAAAGTTTCAGTGAAGTGGCAACGGTTTCTGTGACTTTTGCAACATCGGAAGAAGCATAGCCGGCATCACGCATCGACTGGGCAATGCGACTGTAAAGGTTATTGTTCGCCTCAAGCGACGTCCCCGTGCGCTGGCTGATCTCCATCAAGATGCGTTGCGCGGTGGCAAAATCTTCACTTGATGAGGAGGCCAGACGCAGACGGCCATTCATCTGGTTCCAGGTATCAGCAAAGGCGATTAGTTGATGCGTGGCAAAGGCACCAGCCCATGCGCCAGCCAGCCCTGCCGCAGAAGACCTGACCGTAGCTAACTGGGAGTTCAGGTCGGATAGCGAACGCTGCGTTTCACGGGTGGCCGCAGCGGCTCTTCTCCCGCCCTGTTCCATGGTGCGGTGGTAATTCGCCCCCATCCTGGATGCACGGGCAATTTCCGACTGAAAAGAGGATGAATTTGCCGAAATTTTAATTATCAGCTCGCGCAGCGTTGCCATATTTCACCCAATAAAAAGCCCGCAGCCGCGGGCGTCAAAGACTGGACATCCATTCTTCAAGTTCTGAGATATCAGGTTCTTTTTCCTGATCACCCCACTTCAGCATCACGTCGGGAATGGTGTATTTCCCGCCCTGAGCATTAAGCGTGGCGACAGCTATTTGCGCTGCCTGAGCATCCCCGCGCCAGTCACCTATCGGGCTGATGCGGTCATACTCAATCCACATTTTTAACTCGCTGGCCGTAAGGGTCTGGCGAAGCTCATGCAGCGTGCGCCCAAGCCTGAGAGCCAGTGACATTAGGAAGAATGTCAGCGGCTGCTTTACGGCTTTCCCGCCTCTTCCTGGCTAATCCCGAGGTTAATCGCCTGCGCAAGCAGTCGGGCATGCACCGGGCCATAAATTTCAGAGACAACTTTCTGATCTTCATAGCTGAATACCCGGTTCCCGTTCTCATCAAGAAGCACATCAATGAACAGAACGACATCAGCCTCTTTGTTACGCATGAATTTTTGCGCTTCAGTGAGTTGTAGCGGTTCTTCGCCTTCCGTTACGTCCGGGTTAAGGATTTCGCGAAACTTAACCCAGGCATCGCCAGATGGTTCGCGCAGGGTTACCTTTGCATCATCCCATTCGGGCACGGTAACGCCTGATTTTGTGCGATACGCTTTCGATGCAGTAAGCGCCATGTTGCGTAGTGAATTCTGTGATGTCTTTTGCGCCATTTCATTTTTCTCTTTTTTCAGTATTGGAGGGGGATAAAAAAGCGGCCGGAGCCGCTCAGGATCAGGTGCTGGAATTAACCATAATGCGTTTTGGCTTACCGCGGACACGTAACGAGTAAGTCGCCCCGACGACACTTGACGTTGCAGCTGACCAGCTGCTTTGCCGTACTTCAACCAGCACATAAAATCCGTTACCGGAAGGGAAAACGACACGAAGTGCGCGCAGTTCATCGTTTTCATAAGCGGTCTGCAGCGCCAGTTGCGCCTCTTCATCGCCTACCCAGTTGCGGCTGATAGACATTTCTGCCGGAGCAGCCAGCCCGTTGGTTTGCTCCTGTTCAACCGAGCAAAGCGTGGTTACATCAATGTCACCCTTCTGCCCGCCGGTATAGCTGATCTCCTTGGTAGCGCATTCCGCCACAAGAAACTCGACATCCACGCCGGGGAAACCGACAGCGGTAAACGCCGCCACGGTTACAGGGGCATCAGAGATGCCGATCTGCATACCTTTTGTTACTTCATACTTACTGGCCATGTTTTCTCCAGATACAAAAAAACCGCCAGGCGGCGGTCGTGTTAAACAGCGTTTAGGGGTTACTGCTGGATCTGAACTTCAAGTGTTGCCCGGCGCCCCCCTCCCTCCGGTTCATATCCGCTGGTTTTGATCATCTGAGTGAAATGAACCGGGGAAAGTGCTGCAATAACCTGCTCGCGAATTTCCCGCGCCTCGTCCACTGTCGATGCGTAGACATCAACCTGAAGAGAGGTGTTTTCTTCAGCCGGGCCGCAAAGGGTGTCACCGTAAACCTGACTTACCAGCGTGAACGTTACCCACGGCGGGGCGACAGATGGCTCGCCTGCTGAGTTTAGTGGGGCGACATCAGGGTAAACCTGCCCGTCAGCCAGCGAACCAATCAGATCGTAAACATCGGCTTCTGTCATTTCGCCAGCACCTCATCAATCGCCCGGTTCATTCGCGCCAGGGCAACCTGAGTCGCCTCTTCCTGTCGGGTATCAAACGCCGGACGAACAAAAGGGTGTGCAGGCATGTGGGATGTGCCCAGCTCCACAAAGCGCCAGTAAAAGGCATTACGTTTATTCCCGGCCTTCATGGTGTTGTCGCTGTTGCCTGTTCGGGGATTGACACCACGAATATGCACACCAGAAGCAATATCACCACGCCGCCGCGCTTTCTGTGTGAGTACAACAACGTTATTTTTGAGCTTTCCGGTACGTACCGGGGCTTTTTTAATAACTTCCTGTTTGATCACTTCGGCGCCTGCCCGTGTGGCATCACGGAGGACTTTATTATTCTCGGCGCGGCTGAGCAGTTCCAGATCGCGGGAAATATCCTGCAGCCCGGAAAAATCAAGGTTGTAATCAATCACGCTTTCACCCCCTGTTTGCAGAGAATTTCCAGACGACTACCCTTTTCATCAGGTACCGGCGGCCCGGTGACTTCCAGCGTTTGCCCCCTGAACGGCCCGGTAAGGACATGCAGACGGGAGGCTGCGTTAATATCGGTGCGATAACGCATCCAGACACGGACTGTCGCCTCGGCTTTTTCAGCGCCGGAGGCAATCAGCTCACGACCGCTGATCCCCTTAACCTCAGCCCAAACCGGATGAGAACCATCACGCCATTCCTGTTTGGGCTGACCGGATGGTGATCTCACCATCACTGCGTTCTGAATCATGACCTGATGGCGGTTTCTTCCTGCCTGCATGGCACCTCCTACACACCATAAATGCGGTAAGGCTGGAGCAGCGCGTCTACAGCGAAAGGTAATGCCATGATCTGACCTGGTGTCGTAGCTTCACGATTTTCATACCAGTGCCCGATGAGAAGCAGCATTGCCGCTTTGACATCATCAGTGAGCAAAAGATGATCGGCGTTTTCATCGTATCCGGGCGAAGTCGCTGTTTCGTAAAGAGTCCTGCGTGTCCAGGTTTCGACATGGCGTACGGCTGCGCCGATATAAATCGCGAGCAAATCATCATCACCGGAGAAATCATCATCAATCCGGCAGTGTTTTCTTACCAGATCCAGATCAAGCATTATTTTTTACCTTTCTTCGGCGGTACGGCGGGCTCCGTTTGCTCCGCTGCGTCATCCGATTTAACAGTCAGCGCATAGCCTTTCTGCACCAGTTCCCGTCCATGCTGTTCGAGGGTTTCAAACATCTCACCTTCCACAAGCACCTTCCCTTCAACAAAAATGGGGCGGATAACGGTCAGTTTCATAACACTCTCCAGACAAAAGGCGGCCCGGCGGCCGCCGTTATGGGTTACGCACCACCAGCAGGCGCGGTGAAGGAGCCGTAGATAAACGCCTCAGGGCGTTTCACCGCCAGCGCCAGTCGCTCCTCACAGCGGATCGAGATCATGTTCTTCTCGAAGTCGTCGGCGTTCTCGGTGGAGATCACCACGTTGGCATCTTCACGGTCGAAAAGCTGCGCCGCCGCGTTGAATGCACCGGTCAGGAACTTGCCCTGGAATGCCGGCGCTTCGGTCGCCACCACAGGCAGTCCCCACAGGGTGGGCCCGGTCAGAGCCGCGGGGTTCGCCAGGATATAGCGGCCCAGCGTATCCTTGGTGAGCTCAATCTTCGCCCAGTCGATAAAGTGCAGAACATGGCCGGACGCCGGGAAGCGAGCCAGCTGCGCCTGAAGCATCGCCAGCCGCAGATCGTCAATGCCGTTCTGCTGCTCAACTGCAAAGGCAGCGGCAAAAGCAGTTGCCTGAGGAACAATGCCGTGCAGATGAACGCCGGTACCGTCACCGAACAGGATTTCCTGCTCTTCCACGTACTTCAGTCCATAGCGCATTTCCGCATCGACCGTCGACTGCAGCTGGGCAAAGTCATCCAGGATCTGCTTGGACGCCTTGAACATGTGCGCGATGGTGGTGACCGGGGTAATTTTGGTTGCAAACTGAATATCGCTGTACGGCTTGGCAGTACCCTCTGCAACAACTTTTGCCGCATTGGTAAACCCGGTCTGCTGTACCCAGAAAATAGCTGGCGCGCCGGTACGACCAGGAGCAATCAGATCACGGATAAACAGACGCTGTTTTGGCGCGGTATCGATGCTAGGCAAACGCTGGGGTTCAACAACACCATCAGCAACGCCTGTTGAAAGCAGGGCTGCGTTAACCGGAATGCTGAGACGCTTGCCACCTTCCACGCTGGCCGCGAATGTTTTCAGCGCTTCGGAATTGATCACCACCTGGCCCACCGTTTCGACCACTTTTGCCGCGTTTGCCAGTGGCATCTGCGCTACGTGCTGCTCCAGTTCGCCCAGTGCGGCTTTGAGGGTCTTTTCCGCGTCTTTCAGCGCGTTAAACTCCACCGCCATTTTGTCCACGGTTTCTTTGGTTTCCGCTGACAGCTTGCCGTTCTTCTTCGCCTCGGTCAGCGCTTCTTCCGCCTTGGCGTTAAATTTGCCGGTCGCCTCTTCAATAGAGGCGGTTACTTTTTTCAGAATATCGTTTACGTCAGACATACGTTCTCCGTTACTGGCATGCGTTCGCCAGGCCGCTTAACGCGACATCCAGCTCAGCTAAAATTTCAGGGTTGGGTTGGGTAGCGCTCGGCATACCATCGGGATCGGTAACAGCGCCTGGCGTGTTACCTGTTAATGCTTTGATTAATTTCCGGCGCTCTGACCGGGGGGTATTGGCTTTTGCCAGCAGCGCATCGAGTTTACGCAGCGCCGCCGACGGGGAATCATCGCCACCGGAAACGGCATCGGCAGAAAGAAGGCCATCCGCCAGCCCCTTCTCTACCGCATCACTGCCGCCGATGTAGGACTCGGCATCCATCAGTTTCTGAACGGTTTCGGCATCAAGACCGGAGCGCGCGGCATAAATATCTGCCATCGCGTTATCGAACGGCTCCAGGTATGCGGACAGCTCCGTGAAATCATGGCGGTTACCCATCGCGACAACCCAGCAGTTATGGATCATCAGGAACGCACCACGCCCAATCTGAATCTCATCACCGGCCATTGCGATAATGCTTGCGGCGCTGGCCGCAATACCCAGCACCTTCACGGTGACTTTGCCATGGTACTCGCGTAGCAGGTTATAAATCGCCAGACCCTCGAACATGTCACCACCCGGTGAGTTGATGTTCACCGTCACGTCCTCGCCATTCATTGAGCGCAGTACACCGGCGATGCGCTTGGCGGTAACGCCTTCGTCCCAGTAATCGCGGCCAATCACATCGAAAATTGAAATCGAGTTATCGTCGCCGGCTGCGGCCCGGATGCCGCCGTTCCATCGTTCAAGCGCGGACGGCAGCACCTCGCAGCTGGCACCCGCGCAGGGGCGACCCGCCGGTGCAACCGGAAGCTGTCTTTTTGTCATCGGGTTTTGTCCTATGCCGCCTGTTTCAGCGGGGATTGTTCGAAAGGAATGTCAGGGAAAACGTGGTTGTGAACCTGCCGGAGTACAAAGGCCTGAGCCGCCTGGCTGTTCTGCTTCAGGTCCTCCAGTGGCGTCAGGTTGAGCTGTACCGTGTAAATGTCGCCGCCCTCAATCGGTGGCATATTTTCCAGACGGCGCACGTCGTTGCGCGACATCCAGCCGTTCTGCAGCGCACTGGTGTAGTACGCCGCCCGGCCCGCGCTGTCGGCGCGCAGCAGCCCTTCAACAGAGAACTCAGCAAACAAATCTTCATCGCCACCCAGCAGACAGCGCGCAATTTCCTGCTCGATGTTTACCAGTAGCGGGCGCAGCGTGTGGGTCAGGAACTGCAGGTTCATTCCCTCAAGGCTTGATGCCCAGCTGCTCTGTTTTGAAGTGTGTCCGACCATAAACGGCGGCACGCGGAACCAGCGGCAGATTTCTTCAATGCTGAAGGCGCGGGATTCCAGCATCTGCGCGTCTTCCGGGTTCATGGTCACGCCCTGATATTTCAGGCCGCCCTCCAGCACCATAATCTTCCCGGCGTTTTTTGAGCCGGTGAATGCCTTCATGTACCCGCGCAGCCTTTCACGCTGGTCGTCATTAAGCGGCTGCTCTGCGGAGAGAAAACCGGAACTCTGCAGACCCTGTTCAAAAATCTTGGCCGCCGATTCTTCCACCGCCATTGCAGAGCCAATCACGTCGCGCCCGGAACTCAGCGGCATCATGCCGCAGACACCATCAAGACCAAATCCACGAATGTGCATCAGGTTTTTTTCAGGAATAACCCGGGGTTTGCCGTTATCGGTATAGATGTACTCCAGCCGACCACTGTCGAGACGCTTCACCAGCATGTTCTGGGGTAACAGCGGAACCAGAGATACCAGCTTGCTGCCGATGAAGTGCTTTTCCACAAAGGCATTCCCACGCAGACAGATGCTTGCCACCAGCATCAGCATAAAACGCGAGGGTGTCATTTCGGCGTTGGGCCGTCGGCAGAGCAACTGATAAACAGGGTTCCCCTGTGCCAGCTTGCGCGATCCATCTGCCTGTCTTTCGTAAATCTTCATAGGCAAAGTGGAAACAGACTCGCTCAGCAGTCGCACACAGGCCCAGACCGCCGAAAGCTGGATAGCCTTGTCTGCTGTCACCACCTTTCCACTGCTGCTGGTACCGAACCACTCCTGCCAGAACGTCCCGGTAGTCAGGCTGATGGGTACGCCGAGCCAGTTGAGCAGAGCACTTTTTACCCTGCCCGGCTGATTGTTTTTTTTCATCAGAAACCCACCATAATGGGATTATCAAAGAAGCCACTCAGGTCCTGCTGGTCGTTGCCCCCATTAACGAGTAGGCGACTCATAGCCGTGAACAGCGCTGCGGGGCCGTCGATCTTGGCCTCCGGTGTCGATTTGTTGGGGAAGATGTTGTCATTGCGATCCGGCCGCACCGTCACGTTCGACATCATCCAGTTCATCACCGGATGATTGCTGTGATGGAACCGGCCGCCATAAACCAGCGCCTCGACCTCCTTCATAGCCTCGGAAAAGTTTCGAACTGTCTGGGGCACCTCCACCAGAGGTAAACCTTCTTCAGCAAGCGCCAGGCTGAACTGCGTGGCACTCCATGGATCGAAGCCGATTTCTTTCAGGCTTTCCCCGGCCACCCACGCCTGGAGTTCCTCTTTGATCTGCGCATGGTCAATCACATCACCGTCAGTCAGGATGAGCCTCCCAAGATCCGCCCAGTTGCGGTAATGCTCGGCCATCTGACGGGAACACTTCTCAAGCCGCCCTTCCGGAAGCCAGAACTTAAAGTCAGCATGAACGTGACCATCAGGGGATCGCCATGCTTTTACAGCGGCGCAAATGTCGATTTTATTTGCAAGATCGACGCCCACCCACAGGGGATATGTTTTGAGCTCATGCGCCGGCGCAATGAGTTCGCACTTTTCCCATTTCACCATGTCCATCCAGGCGGATTCCGCCGTCACCCAGATATTCATGTGCTTGGTGAAAAAGTTGACCCGTGCGGATACCTGCTCTTTAGCCTTCTTCGCCAGGCGACGCAGATCGTCCCAGCGCTTACAGATACCGAGGCCGGGGTTGGCTTTCTGCCAGACTGTTTCGTCGAACGGGTCGTCGCCTTCGTCCAGGGTGTAGATGATGGCGAAAAAGGTATCGTCTTTAACTGCTCCTTCCACATCACTGTTAAAACCGCGCAGCACCTTGGCCGCATAATCACGCAGTTCATAACAGATACCCTCTTTGTTGAAGCCGGAAGTGGTGATGCCGAATAACAACGACTGAAGGCGGGCACCGGTAGCTGTTTCCAGGACGTCCCATACGTCACGGGTTTTGTGAGCATGCAGCTCGTCGACAATGCCACAGTGGATGTTGAGACCGTCCAGGTTGTTTGCGTCACTGGAAAGTGGCTCAAATTTCGAAGCGCTTTGCTCCTGGAATATCGCCAGCTTGTTGAACTCAAACAGGCGTCCGAGCGTCGCTTTCGCCTTCTTCACCATGTTTTTGGCGTCTTCGAAAACGATACGTGCCTGGTCGCGGGTGGTGGCTGCGGAGTAAACCTCGGCGCCACCCTCCCCGTCCGCTCCCGTCATGTACAGACCGATACCCGAGGAAAGCGTGGATTTCGCGTTCTTGCGTGCCACCTCGTTATACGCGGTACGAAACCGCCTCACCATCACCGGGCGGCCGCTGCCATCGTTGCGCAGCACCACTTCACCGGTTTCTTCTTTCACCAGCGGTATGACAAACCCGAAAATGTTGATCAGGATAAATACGTGCCAGTCCATCAGGTCGATGGGCTGCCCGGCCAGCGCACCTTTGACATGCGGGATGAATTTATAAAAATTCAGAATGTGTTGTGCGCGGGGCTCACTGAAATAGATACCGCGCGCTTCGCCATATTTCAGATCGTCCAGGAAACGCTGGCAGGCCAGCCGGACAAACTCACACGCAATAATTTCCCCCGCCACGACGCGCTCGGCGTAGCGGATACCGTCGGCAACCTTAGCCATTAATCCCTCGCTTTCATAAACTCAGCCAGCGGATCAACCGCATCGGGCTTGTTGGTACTGACCTTTGATCGGCTGGCGGGCGTCATGCCGAATTCGGCCAGCATGGCGCGAAGTCGCTTCCAGGCATCCGCCTTCATGATTGCAGCCGGATGTGCCTTGATCAGCACGTCTCCAGTCTGCGTTTCAGTTCGGTAGGTATACCCCTCGATCTCCAGCGTGTCGCAGTGATGGCGGTATTCGGTATAAGCCTCGACCATCAGCTCAAGCGCCCGGGCATCCAGTTGAGAAATGACGCCGACGGCATCAAGCTCCTCAGCCATTCGCTTAAACCAATACTTTGCCTGCTTGTCGAAATGCTTAGGTGTTGGGGGTACCCCTGCAGGGGGTTGCGGTTCGTCTTTGTTGATCGGACGTTTTGATGGGTTACCCCTCACCAGACGCAGATGGGTCGGGGTTTTCGGTGGTCCTGGCATAATCGAAAACTCCTATCAATTACTGGTTGGGGGACCCCATAAAAAAGTTTTCTAACCTGCGGCGATATAAAAAAAGGTTAGGCGGCGGTCCTTTAAGGCCAAGCCCCTGAACTTTTTACCCGCCCTCCGGGCAGATGAGAATTTATATCATTTGATTCGTTCGCGGGCTGTTTTCGCCCTGTGACAGGCATTGCAGAGGGATTCCAGATTAGATAAATCATCGGTACCCCCATTCGCTTTAGCTCTGATGTGATCGACTGTTGCGGCAGGGGTGTGACGTCCACTCCTCAGGCATTCCTGACAGAGATGTTTATCCCTGCTCAGTACGAGAGGACGCAACCTGTCCCACTTGCTGCCGTAGCCACGCTGGTGGCGGTTCAGTCCGCGCTGGTGCTGCTGCCAGCCTTCATTGCGGTGCGCTTCGCAGTACCCTGATCGGTCCGTTGTTTTGCCGGGGCATCCACGCTTACGGCAGGCGCGAGGTATTAGCGCGGGCATGGGACTATCCTCACTGCGCCATAACGTGTTCGCCGTTTAACTTCGCCGTTCTCTGCTACCATCAAGCCATTATTGTCGAGCACAGCCTCTGTCACTTCGCCCCTCTCGTCGTCCGCGGTAAAGCAAGCCTTCACCACTTCGCCGTCGAGAAAGACACGGTATCGCTCCCGGTCGGGGTTAATCTTCCGACCAGGATCATCATCAAGCACGGTTATTCGCATAGATGCTCCAGGTATTAACGGGAGGCGCGATACAGCAATCCGCCCGGCTTCAGTGCGTTGTGGATAGCGTCGGTTGTCACCTGCTCTATCACCCGTCGAAGATCAATGAGTTCCTCGCTCTGACCAGACTTGATTACGCTACCGATGCTGGCTGACTGGATTGTTCCTGATTTATTCAGGTGCCAGCCTGTGTCGGAAGGATGTTCTGGGTGCTTTTGCGCATCGCTGTTATCTGATGCGTTACGAAAGAAGCCATCGATGCGGTTGAGATAGTCACTGGCATCAGTGGATGAAACACCATCAAGCCAGTCGCTGGATCGCCAGTCACGAGATTTACCGTTTTTATCCACCAGCCGCAAACGTACCTGCAAGCGTTCGCCTGCCTTCAGTCCGCCGATTAGTTTTCCAGTACACGGCCATGGAATAAATTCTTTATCCAGCCGGCCATCAGCGAACAAACACTGCAACTCAAGACGGTTACCCCAGAAACTTCCATCAGGCCATTTCCAGTGAACCTTAACACCCCATAGCGCGGGTGACATTTCCCTGACGGGAAGATCTAAGCATTCGGACATTTTGGCTTCCTTTTAGACGTGAGCCTGTCGCACGGCAAAGCCGCCGAAAGTTAACGGCTTGCCCAGGCTCACAGCTGAAAGACTTTCTTTAATGTGCGCGTGCGATGCGCATAAAAAAAGCCCCGCGTTAACGAGGCTCCAAGTTATGCTTTTGATATTAGCAATCAAATTGGGATGGGATTAAATCGCTGGATGGCGTCTTCGACTTCCGGAATCAATGGTTTACTCCCAAGATAACCAATAAGATACATCCCGCCATTGCCTGATAGGTACTCATTAATAATGAATACAACTTCACCAAGAGGAAAGGTTTCGTCTGGGATGTGACGGATTTCACGACGACCATCTTCAATCTCATAAACCTCGCCATTACGTCCTTCACCAAATAGCATTACTTGCTGCATAAACATCCCCTACATGTAGAAACTATCCAGACATTATCATAGGCACTCATTGAATGCCTGCCACTCAATCTGCTGGCTGAATATCGATGAAGTACTCTTTCCCCTGCTCGAAATGGCTGAAAGCGACAGGGTTCGATACAACCATTTGAAACTGACCGCTCGGGGTGTACTTCGACCAACTTTCGTTCTCTACGCTGCCAGTAGTGACAGCCCCAAAGTTACGACAGCAGATGAGTGGTCAGGAGATTTCTGGATTGAAGTGCAATGGAACTTCGCACTTACGGTCATGTTAACCTCTTTGGTTTTGGCAAAAAAAAGCCGCTCGGACAGAGCGGCAAAAACAATTACCAGGGAATAATGATGGAGCGTGGATGTCAAAACTATAGCGGGCAAACAGTTCAGGATATTAAACCAGGATATTTCCGAGAGAATATATTTGTGATTATTAGCAGACTCCTTGTCGTAACGAGTGTTTTGTGAACTTATGCAATTGCACCCCTCAGGAGAAGATCGGATTTCCATCTCCTGAGGGATTTTTTTATCTCAAACACTGCTCCCGCACATATACTTGCAGGCCCGTCAGTTGTTTTGTGACAGTCTCGATTCGCTCTCTGAGGGTGAAATAATTCCGTTCAGCGGCTTCAGTTCACTGGTAGCAGCGATCCGGTGCGGATGGGTGAAGTTTTCTTTTCGCAGCTTTGTACGCTTCAGTCGCTTCACTATGGCTCTTAAATGACCCAAGCTCGATTCTCTTTCCAGAAACAGTGATTCTTGCGCTATACATGTCACGCCTTGCGTCATGCTTAACGCCACTGCAGATTCGATTATGTTGGTTTTCTGAAAGAGTCACAGCCCTCAAGTTTTCAGAAGAGTTGTTCGCTTGATTTCCATCTATATGATCAATGCAGCACGGCCAGTCCCCGTTCAGCAGAAACCAAATTACCCGATGCGTAGAGAGCTTCTGTCTTTTTACGCCTACTCTGTAGTAGCCATCAGCAGTTTTAACCCCCGCTTCTTTACCAAGCATATGACCGTTAAATTTTGGTGCCTTCTTCCATTTCAAGCCTGAGGAAACACAGGAATCTACTTCCAAATGCTCCCTGATATACGCTTCACTTTCTTTTGTTACTTTGGCTCTTTTCATCAAAGACCACCGTTCGAATATATTCCTGAAGGCCAAGGATTTGCTTTTCAGCCGTGACTAATTGCTCTCGGAGATGGAAATAATTTTGTCGAGCGTCTGGAGTGAGTTCGGCGGTGGAAGCATCATCCATGCCGGAGGATGCGGTCGAACCGATGGCGGGACATTTGGCGGAGATTTGCAGCCGCTTACGGCCAGCAGCAACATCGCGCTCAAGCTGATTAATATTTTCCCGGGCATCATCCAGTTCCTTCGTATATTTCGCATCGATCACAGCGACATCACGCTGGCGCACCAGCATGTCGGTGATAGTGGCGTTCGCCAGACTGAGCGCCTGTGTTTTCTCGTCGCGCTGCTTTTTGTACTCAGTGGCGTTATCCCGGTACCGGTTGACCAGAAAGGCCAGTACGACAAGCAACACCAGCACCACCAGCGGAAACCAGTACTTCTTCAGCAGCGCCTGGATCATAACAATGCCGCCCGCGCACGGTTGTAACGTTGCCGGCGGTCTTCAAGCCCGTTTTGTCCGCCGTTGATAATCTGTGTAACCCGAGCCAGATCCCCGGAATAAAGCAGACAACCGCTGGTGGCGTAGAACCATGCTGCCGAACGCGCCGCGTTACGCTCCTGTTCCAGCAGCTCAGGGCTGGTGACCAGATCGAGTTTCAGCCCGGCGCCGCACCGTCGGTAATTATCCAGCCCGGTGATCTGAATCAGGCCGCGGCCGCGGTATTTCCAGCCGTCACCCGGGGCTTTGTTGCCGAGGCGTTTGCTGTAAACCAGATTGGCAATGGCGCGCTGGCGTTCCAGTTGTAGCGCCTTTTCATACGAGCGACGGCCCAGCGCGTCAGCCTGGTCCTGAGTAAGCCGCCCGGCACGAACAAAACCCGCCAGACCTGCCACGCTGTAATTCATGCTCTCCACCAGCCGGGTGAAGCCAGCAGATTCATGCCCGTTCTGCGCGATAAACATCGCCTGGTCAGTCGGTGCAGTGATACCGAATTCCTTCATTGCTGCATCGATGTGCTGAAACCAGCGCGCAGCTAATCCGGCGCTTATACCAGCCGCCAGCTGAAATTGTGATTGTTTCATTCAGACCTCAGGACATAGAAGAGCCGCGCCACATTCCCCCGTGCCCTGAACACGGCGGCGCAGATAATCAGGTTGATTGTCACGGTTGCCCAGTGGGTATGCAGGTAGGAGTCAAACAGGTACCGGAACGGCACCGACGCATACGCCAGGATAATCACATAGGCCAGCCATGAAGCCCACGGGTTATGTCGCCCGCCAGGCTTACGGAACATCATCAGACGCAGAACAATGGCGGCACAGGCCACCACGTTGGTCACCACCAGCGGATCGTTAGTTACCATTGGTTCCCCCTCTCCAGCGTGCGAGCAGCTTTAGCGGGTCCTGTTCACTGAAAAATGTCAGCGTCTTGATTGCCACGGCAGACAAAATCACAGCGCCGAGCGCATCCAGTGGCTTATCTGCGTAGCCCGTCATTTTTGCCAGCCACGAACCCACCAGCCCGGAACCATAGACGCCAGCAAAATACGACACGACGAAATACGCGGAACGGCGAAAAATCGTCAGGTCGGCAGCGGTGGCCACGTAGAAAACAGCCCCGGCAAACGCACCGAACACCACGCCGTAATCAGTGCCGGTAAGCAGTCCATAAATGCTGGCTCCAGTCAGCGCGCTACCAGCGGCTGCGGTACCGGAAAAAGGTTCGGACATTACGCCCCCTCTTGTGTGTGAGTCCTCTCAGAAGTGAGGGGAGATAAAAAAGGCCCACCTAAGTGAGCCTTAATACTGATGTCGTTCTACAGATGCTGCGGTGACCTGACGGGAAAGAACATGTGTCTTTTGCTCCGGATCCACAGGCAAAAAAAGACCTGCTCGGACGAACAGGTCATATCAGGAAGAACATCTCTCGACGGTGCCGGGTGCCTCCCGGTGAAACGCTGACTGGATGCAGCGCTTCGCATGCTGTAGCAATTACAGAGTATCCAGTAATGCCCCTCCGCTCAGGGGGATTCGCCATCATTTTTCATTTTTATGACTGTCAAAGAATGCTCTTTAATCGTAGTGCCCGCTTCGTTGATTTCAACTCGACCGATACAAATTTGGTCACTTTGCAAACATGATCACAAACCAGCAAGAACCGCATCTGCAGCGTTTAATAAAGAATGCTCGATCGTAATCAGGCAATAAAAAGGCCGCCCGCAGGCAGCCTTTTTGAGGTTTGGTTTGTTTGCTCAGTGAAGGTTCAGGACAGAGATAGGGTAACGGAATTCTTTTCGTGCATGATCCACACACACGACGCGGACGTGTCGGTTGCATATAAACCACGTTTCATCCCGATCATTAGCCAGTATGTAATATGCATCTGACGTCTCAGAGGGGTTGAAACAACCCAGTACACGATAAGCCGTTTCCATATTAAATCCGCTCTTTAACGGCATTGGTGTGGGGCCGTTATCGAGTTCCTGAATCCTGATATATAGACCTTGTTCAATCCACAGCATAGGAATCCTTGTATAACGGGTACCTTTACAGCATAGGTATCTGCGTACAGGTTTGCCATGTCCCTCTGGAAATTTATTACACGTTGAAAGGTCTGGCTGGGCACACAAAAAACCGCTCGGTGGCGGGTATCAAAACGACAGAGGCACCAATTAAGGTGCCTTACGCAGGGAAGCAGGCTTGTCATCACCATCTTGCCGCTCCTGTCTTTCTTTCGAAAGTCTCACAAGTCCCATTAGGGTACATCGACAGTATTAGGCAGGCTGCCTGGAGCTACTCATTTCAGGCGCAACATTCCATGATTAGAAGCATACAGGACAACTTCGGACAAAATCAAGTCCTGCGCGCCGAAATAGCTAAATATTGTCTTTATCATCACGAAAATCGGTTGTTTGTTGAAACGCTCTTTCTGCCCGTCTCTCACCCTTATGACAAATGTCCACTAATGCCTCATAAAAAGGCTTCCAGTTTCGGGTCCAGGTTCTGACGTGTAAATCAGGCGTATATTTTACGATTGCTTTATACGCTGCTGTAGACGGTATCGACGAGTATCCATTGCCTCCGCAGCGCTCACACGTTTTATATACCGGCGCACCACACTCCTGGGTAGCTTTGCGGTCTAGCACTTCGCCTTTGCCACCGCAACGACAGCGGGCCTTCAACTCACCCTTTCCATTACAGGCAAGGCATACGCGCTTAACCAGTTCATATTTAATTTGAGGAGGCACGATTTCGACTTGATCAGAATTGATAATGCCCGGATGTTTAATGACTTCTTCCATTTGTGAAGTAAGTCCAGTGCCGGAACAACTTTGACAAGTCACGCTAGTAGCCGCAGAACGCGAATACTCAGCAAAGGCAAATTGCGCTAGCACCAGCATACAGCTACCGAATTGGCCACCAGCTGCCTTACGGACATTTTTAGGGGCAGCGTCCATTGCGTGACGCGCCAGCGCCTGAACCGCCAGTTGCACGTCTGTTTTACTGATACCCGCTTTACCGAAGAAAGCCGCAAGCCCAAACCGAGCCCTGTTGCTGGTGGTGCCGATAGCCGCCATGACGTCAGTACCGGTGATCCGCTCAGGTGAGGTGCCTTTCACATTGTCGCTGATATGCATTCCCTGAGGGGAAAAGTGTTTCAGTGCTGCTTCCAGTTTCATTATTCACACTCCCCAACCAGATTAAAAATGACCGCCTCGCCCTCGTTCTCCATGTACTCGCCTTTTCCGCTTGCCATAAACCATCTGCATACTTCCACGGCTTCAGCACGCGTTACAGGCGGGATGGTTGACAGCAATTTTTCCAGATAAAACTCGCGGTCATATACAGATTGATAATGCTCGGAATAACCAAATTCATAGCCAAGCTCTTTACCTGCGGCATTGCGCACCTGATAGAGCCAGTCCCAGTAAACAAACTCGCGAACAGTGTCAGAAAGGGTGCGCGGCTCTGGCAGAACGTCACGGTAGCCATCAACATACACGCGGCGCTGGTCGTCAATTTCGACCATACGTCCACCGCCAATGTGCCCGGCTCCCAGTTCTTCAGTGGTCCAGCCCCAGTGATGATCATCGATAAATTTCGTTGATGACTTAATCATGCGTTCAGCTTCTACATCATTGAATGCTGTTTCGTAGCTGCCGAATTGCGCTCGGACTGCTGCCGCTTTTTTGATGTTCTCCCGCGCAGCCTCAATCGCCCGTGCCGGGTTATCCATGCCGATCGTACCGAATGCAATCTGGAACGGATCGGCCCCGCTCGCCAGCAGGTAACTTGAGTACCGTTTCTCAGCCTCTTTCGGGCTGATCTTAATTTTCTTCAGCGCGGCTTCAGCAGCGTCCAGATGTGCTGGTTCGTTCAGCCGGATAACCTCCAGTACCCAGAGATAAGCGTCAGTCTGCTTATGTCCGGTGATTTTTCGTTGTTCAGGCAGCGGCTTGATGGTTGCTAAGGTGGTGCTGTGCGCTGCCGTCGGGATAGTGAAAAGTGCTTTATGTTTTGTGTTATCTGTACGCATTATGCAGCTGCCTTTTTCAAAAATGTCATCTCGCGAACCTGATCGCCGTTGACCAGTAGATCGTTAAAATCCCCGTTGTCGCACCAGCGCACACTAACTTTTTCAATGTCATTTTTTGCCAGCAAGTTAGCGTTGGCACATACGAACGCCGCCGCATGGCCTGTTGCTGAATGGGGGTCCATGTCGGCAAAAATGATGAGATGCCGGACGCCAGCTGGGGCGCGAAACTTTTTCATAAAGCCGCTGTTCAGCGTTGCCCAGGTATTGCAGCCGTATAGCTGTACACCGGATAAAGCCGTTTCAATACCTTCCGCAATACCCAGCGTGGACGCGACGGGAAACATCCTCACCGCGACAGACTGGGCGTGATCCAGATAGGAGTCCTCCTGTAACGAGTAAAGGCGTTTCTGCCCGTCGCCCATCGGTGCTTTTTTATCGCCGTCGAGATAGGTCCGGTGCAGGTAACACAGCTCACCCCGGTTATCTGTTGCAAGTGAATACAACGACTGATATACGCGGCCCTGATAGCGCTCCTTCGGACAAAAACGTACTGCTTCAGCCGGTAGCTTTGTGATCCCCCGGGTCAGAAGGTATTGCGCCGCGCTGGTGCCGCGAGGACCTTCCAGCTTTGAAAATTTGCTCACCACCCGCTGGCGCAGGCTGGTGGCCGTGGTGTTGATCGGCGTTGCACGATGCCGGTAATCATTACCAAGCAGGGCGTCGATTTCCCGGCAGACTTCAGCAAATGATCTCCCCTGGGTCTGAACGACAAGACTGATACCGTTGCCGCTGCCACATTTGCAAATCCACGTACCATTTCCGTCCTGGTCATCAATGCGGAAACTTCCCCGCATGGCGCAAAGCGGACACTCACCCTTAAAGTGACGCCCTCCGGTAACTGGCGGGAGTCCGTAGTGTTCAAAAATTTCCGGCCATCGGCCTTTTGCTGCTTCAGTGGTTTTCACGTTCTGTCTCCCGCATTCTTACGAAGTTGCTCAAACTGCTTTTTGGCGCTGATGATCCTGCTGGTCGGACAGCCATCAGGAATGGTTGTCAGTTGCTGAGCCTGCTCATTAGTTGGGTTGTGAACGACGGTCATCTGTTGTACCTGTCGCTTCTCCTGCCCTTTTGCCCAGGCGATTTGTTTATGGCGGATGTAATTGCTGACCTCCGGGGTGATCTCCATCGGGAAATCGCTCAGCCCGTCAGGCCACTCGCCGAATTTGTCCCGGAAGGTATGAAGACACCACCCGTTACTGACGGGTTTGCCGGTTGACGCACGCTGGCGCTGGTAAAACTTAATCTGGCTCCACCAGGCCTGTTTGGTGCTTTTCGTTGCAACGGCAGAACCTCTGGAAAGCTTTTTAATTTTCCGTGAGGTATCGGTATCCACGTCGGAGCCGGCCAGCGGCTTAAAGCCGCACTTCGGGCAAACGTAAACGCCAGCCGGCTTCATGAAGTGACATTCAGGACACTCTTTGGGGATTTTTTCGGCGCGCTCTTCCGCTGCCCGTGCTGCCGCCTCCTTCATGCCATCACTGGAATCCAACAGAACGTCGTATTCGATAGCATCGGGAAAGCCCAGGCGGTGAACGGTTCCGCTGTGATCGAAGATCAGACAGGTATCTTTGCCCGGTGCAGTGCGAAGGCCGCGACCGATACACTGTATCCACCGTATTTCTGATTTAGTGGGTCGGGCATAGATGATGCAGCGCACATCACTGTCGAACCCGGCCACCAGCACGCCCACGGACACGAGGATTTTTGTCGCACCAGTTTCGAAGCGGTGGATCATGACCTGACGCTGGTCATGGGGCGTTTCCGCTGTCATGACTTCAGCGTTTACCCCGGCTTTGTTGAACTGGATGGTGACGAAGTTAGCGTGGGCCACGTTTACGCAAAAAGCGATAGTGGGAAGGTCGCGCCCGTTCTCAAGCCAGTTACTCACGATGTCGCCCACCAGATCAGAGCCACTCATGATTTCTGCCAGTTGGGTTTCGTTGTAGTCCCTGCCAAAATCAGACGCGGACATTTTCACGCCCTTTAAATCTGGCTTCGTTGGCGCATAAAACTCAAACGAACTGAGGTCGCCGCGCTTCATCAGTTCGCTGATGGTCGTGGGTTTAATCAGACGCTGATAGTAGTTACCCAGGAAGGATGAAAAAGGCGTACCGGAAAGCCCGATAACCTTAACGTCCGTTTCACTGGTAAGGCGTTCAATCTCTTTCAGGATGGTGCGCTTGCGTAGATGGGCTTCATCGATAATCAGCAAATTGATATTGTCGGGAAAATCACGGCGGATCAGGGTGTCGGCGCTGGCGATCTGGATCAGCCGCGCAGGGTCAACTTCTCCCTTCTCGGCTTCAGCCCAGACCAGGCCAATTTCATCAGGGTTCAGACCGTAACTCACAAAACGGATGGCAGTCTGGCGCAGCAAAACAGTATACGGAGCGACAAAAAGCACCCGCATCCCACGGCTGACAAAGCCGTCAGTGATGAAAGCGGCCAGCCCTGTCTTACCGCTGCCGGTGGGTGCGTATACCATGAAGGAATTCTGCGCATTCCACTCACGACGCAGCATATTCAGTGCCCGGTCCTGTGCAAAATTTGGTGTGATTGTCAGCATCTGCCGCCCCTAACTCTGTGCCTGTAAGTGAGCCTGAACTTTTCCAGGAGAAACCCACCTGCCCGCTTTAATGTTCAGCCGTCTAAATGGCTGTTCCGTTTTTTTTGGAGGGGAGTATTGCTTACAGAGATCTACTTAACCTATGTACCCTTCTCCTGGAAAAGGACGCTATACCTGCCCCTTCTCCCAACTCCCCCCTTACCCCCCTCTTCCCTCTTCCCCACTTTTCCTGGGATTTAGACATCCAGACACCTTTAAGTCCGAACATCTGATGAGGTGGTCATCACTGACCGAATGAGGGGGGTTTTTCTGTGTAACCCTGTAATGCCCGGTGATACTTTCTTGCATACTCACGAAGGCGTGTATTGGCTTCGTGTCTTGCTTTGTTCTCTTTGCGAAAGCTCACTGGCTCGCTGTTTAAAAACTCCTCGTAGACTTCTCCGTAACGAACGATTGCCTTTTGCCTGGCTGATGGGGGTAACGCTGACAACTGCTCATGTATCCACTCGTCATCGGCTTTGCTGTATGCGGATGGCATCACCGTGCTGTTAACATGCATGATTGGATTGCAGTAATTCAGGCCAGATCTTTTGCCAGTTTTTAGGACTAAGCGCTTTACGAGTTACTTTGCCACCGCTGTGAATTTCAATTTGCGCGCAAATTTCTGGTCCTATAGGTTTCCCTGTACTCATGACTTTTCGCAGGTAATTGAGTGTTGTTCCACAACGTTGCGCAAAAACCTTTTTTTCTTCAGGCGTTAGAGTCGCCATGTAGTGTTTTAAAGTTTCCATAATTGACCTCTGTACAAACATCAGGATTGATATTACCCACAGGTATCAAGATAATCAATACCCATAGGTTATTTACCAGCGGGTAACAAAGGTTAAAATGAGTGTTATGGACAAATACGAAAAACGTCGTTTACGACTCATCCAATTGAGGGATGATTACTGTGATGGAAACGCCTCAAAACTCGCGAGAAAGATCGAGCGAGAGCCTTCCTACGTTCTAAGAATGCTTTGGCCCGAGGGCAAAGCCGGTAGAAAACGCATTGCCGACGACATGATTGAAGTAATCGAAAAATCGTTTGGCTTACCACGAGGATGGATGGATGGCATCAGCCAGGAAAAAACGAACGTCGAATTAGTTCAGCAACCAAATCCAGGGAAAAGATATCCAGTGATCAGTTGGGTAAGCGCAGGAGCTTGGGCGGAAGCAATAGAACCGTACACCCTCAATGATGTCGAAGAGTGGTGTGAATCAGATGCGCATGTTGAAGGTGAAGGTTTTTGGCTCCGAATAAAAGGCGATTCCATGACCTCCCCAGTGGGCATGAGCATTCCAGAAGGAATGATGGTTCTATTTGATACAGGTCGCGAGGCTAAGCACGGCAGCCTTGTACTGGCTAAGCTAATCGATGCCAATGAGGCTACTTTCAAAAAACTGGTCATCGATGGTGGTGATCATTTCTTGAAACCACTCAACCCCTCTTACCCCCTCATTCCCATAAACGGGAATTGTAAGATTCTCGGTGTGGCCGTAGAGGCACGAATAAAAATAATTTGATAAAACCCGCTACGGCGGGTTTTTTATTACCTTAAAAATCAAATCGATAAAAAAAATCACTAAAATTATTACCTATGGGTGTTGACGGTTGTTATTACCCACAGGTATGCTCACATCACTGGCAAACAACTGGTCCACCGATATGAGCAATTTAACCCCGACCCAGCCTTTCGATATTCATAACAAATTAAAAGCCAATTCTTCGCACTGGGATTACTTACATGCTGCGGAGCCCTGGCTAGGTGATTGTGCTTTTCAGCTTATGACTGACCATTCAAATGACGAATTAGAATATGCATTATATCGCCGCATAGAAGGTGATTATTTCTGTTTGATCGACTTCTTCAAAAGCTATAGCGAAGCATGTGATGAAGCGAAAGAAATCATAAATAGCATTCCCAATTACAAAGCGATAATTATTAGTTAATCATCAAAAAATAATATTACAGCTTAACTGCTGGGAATAATCTCACCTCAAGGAAATTAAAATGATTAAATTTAATAAAAGAAAAAAATTAGCCTTACACAGACTTCCATTTATTGGCGGTAAGTCTAAATCCGGTTTCGGACTCAGCTTTTGGAACGTGCCATCAACAGGCGGCTACTCTGGAGGATGCATTACGGGAGCTGCTTTGGCATGGATCTGGCTTAAGCATCTAGAAAATGAAGCAAGGGAAGGTGCGGGAAATACTCCATTCACTATTTCACGCATAGTGAGTGAAATAAGTGATCTGAGTGAAAATGATTCGTTAAAAGGACAGGTGGTAGGATTCTTCGAAATCATCGAGATTATTCTTTTTAAATTAATTTCAGATTCCAGAATTCATTTTACGAAAGACGAAAAAAATCTTATTGAACAAGCTAATGCGGGGTTGAAAGATATACCGGAGGGAACGAATGATGAGTTTCATTAAGGATGTGGCGGCATACAAATCAGCGCTTATGTACATGAACTGTGGTTATGAAGTGATTGCGAATCTTTATTTACGCAAAGCATATGGGAGATAACCATGCCGAAACGGCAGGATATACAAGATATAACAATTACAACAGAGCATCTTAACACTTTATTAGAAGTACTGACTCAACAATATAAATCCATTGAATCATATCAAATGGAGAACCTCATAGAGTTAGCTTACGCACTATCTGCAAAGGTTAATTCATGGGCAGTTAAGGAAGAAAAAATAGTTCTTGAGATTGAGGAACAACAGCGCAATGGAAAACGTAATTGACTTATACCGCCGTCGGATCGCTCACGCTGCATTAAACAGACTCGAAAATAAAACTTCGGGAAATCTCCTGATTGTGAATCTTCCGAATGGTGCAATCGAAACGGTGGAAATAACAGAAAGTGTAATGACTCAGTTATTGAGACGATTCGAGTTAATGGCTCGTGGTGAATTCGGAAATCGTAAGGAAACTGAATCATTTCTTAAAGCCACTTACCAGAATGCAATTGGCATCAATAAAAACACTGAGTACCTGACCGAGTCAGGGAAATTAATCATCGATGATCTGTTTAAAGAGGTCACCGATTACGTGAAACAAAAACATTTAAGCGGGGGTGTCCAGTGAAAGAGTTTACTCAGGAACAATTGCGCGCGGCTGGGCTCCGCTGCGTATGTCCGGTTGATCTGCACGTTACACCAGAGTTTACCGGGCGCGTCGTCGTTCACCTGAAGGACGGGCGAGCAATTTGTGACTACCGACTTACCACGGACGATCACATTACCACCCTTCAGGGGTTTATCGAACTGGCCCGTGAAGCCGGCTGGCGCATCACCCCGCCAAAAGAGGTGATGCGATGACACTGACAGCTATACGCGTACCCGAATGGGTACATGCTCAGGCTATTAACGTTCTTCGGCGTTACCGCCAGCGCCGGGTTGTGCCGTGTCGTATCCAGTGCGGAAACCTCAGTCTGAGGGTCAACCGCCGCTGGCGTCTTCTTTCCCGCGACGGCGGTCAGAACTGGAAAGTCTTATCGCATGAATCATACAACAAATTAAAGGACCGGAAATGAAAACTACTAATACCACCAGCGCGATCGATGTTGCCTTTCGTCAGTATGAAACACCTGCCGGCCCACTGTATGTTGTCATGCGTCACGGTGGCAAAAGACGATTCCTGAGCCGCGGCGCCGCGCTCAACAATCTGGCTCACTACATGGTTTCAACAGTGTTCAGAAAGCTCGACTTGCCCACTAACGAGCCATGCCAGCAAATTTTTGAGTATGGCTCAATTGCTTATCACCTCGGCGATCACACTTCTGATTACCTCTGCGCCCACCAGCGTTGTCTGCGCCGTCTGCGCCGGATACTGGCCCGCAAGCGCGAACAGCAAAGATGGCTTTCGAAATGGGAGTCCATGCACAACCGCTTTGTGAAAGAACGCGACGAACTTCAGGCCAGCAAACTGTTTTAAGGATCACGCCATGTTGAACAAAAATTTCGCCCCGGAACCGACACAGAATGGTGTAAGAGATGGCAACCGGGTTATTGGCTATTCTGGCCTGGTACGTCAACTGGATAAGGGCCGATACGATAAATGCCTTCCTGAAGGGATGCGCATGCTTGCCTGTATTTTTGAGGCAAAACAAAACAGCTGGCTGAGTCTGCCCATTGATAAGGAAATTATTATCTGGCGCTGGCTGGTGGCAGCGGTGTTCATCTCAGAGGAGATGGAAAAGAACGGCACTGTTGATGTTCACAGGGGAGATGGAGGCATTGACACGGCCACTGTCTATTCAGGCAAACACGGAGCAATCAGTGTCTATCCCGGCCCTGAGCGTTTCGCGCTTGCCAACCATCTTGAAGGTTGCGCCATCGAAAAATACGGACAGAAACTCGGTCAGCAACTGGCGCTGCGCATGTATCAGGACATGGTGGTTACCGACAAAGATTCAGGCTTCAGGCTGTCTGCGATGGGTCGGGAAGGCCTGAATATTTTATATGACAGCTTTATCAAGCAAATCCAGACCGAAGGTATGCCTGGCATGCCGGTTATGCACTGAGGACAACGATGATGAACACAGTAACCATTAACAACAAACAGCTCCCTGCAGTGGAATATCGTGGTCAGCGCGTGGTCACTTTCGCGATGATTGATGAAGTACATAACCGCCCTCAGGATACCGCCCGAGCAGCGTTCAACCGCAATCGTGAGCATTTTATCGCTGGCGTAGATTACGAAGAATTAGGTTCGGACGTATTACGTACGGACCTCCCTCAGGGGACATTCTCGAAATTTGCTCCGTCCGGCATTGTACTTTTTGAGTCCGGTTATCTGATGCTGACAAAGCCGTTCAATGACCCGTTGTCATGGCAGGTGCAGCGCGAACTGGTTAACAGTTACTTCCGCACCCGCGAACCGCTTACTGAAATTGAGATGATCGCAGTAATGGCCGCTGATGCCGTGCGCCAGCAAAAGCGCCTGAATCATGTTGAAGAGCAGATCGAAGCAGTCACAGAGACGGTGGAAAATATCAAGCGCGGAAACATGCGGGCCGGTTATGTCGGTTACCGCCAGGTGGTCGCAAAAAGCGGTATGACTGATGCCAAGTGCCGGAACCTGGTAAACGCATATCGCATCCCAACTGATACGCACGAATTTATGACCCCTGACGGCCTGCTTTCTCGCCGTGCGATTATTGAGCTTGAGCCGTTCATGAAGGCTTTCCACCAGATGATGAGCGAAGCGGAGCCGCGCGGTACACGCTGGTTCCATCCCAAAATGGGTTTATTTCAGGCGATTGGGTGGGACTTAAAATGATGAACACAGTATTTTTATTGCTTGCAGAATTTGGAACAACAACGATCCCTCTGGCGGACGTATCGGAAAAATACTTCGGGCTCAAACCGTCGACCGCAGAAAAGAAAGCGTCCATGGGGGAATTTGCGTTACCAACCTTTCGCGCCTCTGACAGCCAGAAAGCACCACGCATGATCCACGTTCAGGATCTGGCGGAACACCTCGATAAGCAACGACAAAAAGGCATCGAATTATTCAATCAGATGCAAAGTGGCAGTTAA